ACTTTGTCGCCGTCAAAGGGGCCGACGTTGAACGCCCCGAATCCATCGGCGCGCACATGCCCGCCTTCCCGCTGCCCAACATCAAGATGGCCGAAATCGGCGCCGCCATCGTCCGCGCCCGCTCCGGAGATCTCGCCGCGCTGATGGACCTCGCCCACGGTTACAAGGCCATCAACTACACCGCCGAAACCAAAGACCGCCAAGAAGACGCCATACTCCTGCTGCGCGACGACCGCCCCGCCGGAGTCGTGCCCACCTGGACCGACGCCCTGGAGATCAGCATCGACACCCAGGACAACGGCTTCTGGTACCGGATCCGCGCCTGGCGCTACGGCATCGACCTAAAAAGCGCCCTCGTCAAAGCCGGCTACGTGCCCAGCGCCTGCGCCAGCGACTTTACTTCCCTCGACGTCCTCATCGCCGCCGAATACCCCGACGAAAACGGCGAGCCCCACCGCATCATGGCCGGCATCATCGACAGCGCCGGACATCGCACCGGCGAAGTATACGCCTGGTGCCGCACCAGCGGAGTCCTGCCCGCCAAAGGCGCCCAGGGCCGCAAGACCCAGCCCGTCACCGTCAGCCGCATCGATCGCTACCCCGGCAACAACAAGCCGATCCCCGGCGGCCTCAACCTCTACCACATCGACACCCACTACCACAAAGACCAGATCGCCAACAAACTGCAGATCGACCAGACCGACAACGGCGCCCTCGTCCTGCATAGCGGCTATACCCACGACCAGCTCAAAGCCCTGGCCCGCGATCCCGCATCACCCCAGCACCACAATTTAGAGGACTACGCCCGCCAGATGTGCGTCGAATACCGCGACGAGCGCAACCTCTGGCAATGCCCCGCCGGTAAGGCCAACCACGTCTGGGACTGTGAAAGCAACGGCCTCGCCCTCGTGCAATATCTCGGCTGGGCCCATGCCGTCAGCACAAAAAATGAACCTGTCATAGCGCCCCAGCGGCGCGTTTACTCAAGGGGAGTATCCAATGCGTGAGACCATCAGCCATGCCGAAATCGCCAATTACAAGCGCGATTTTATCCTGAAAAACACACTGCTCACGCCGGTCAAAGTCGCCGAGCTCCTCAGTTGCTCAGTCAAAAAAGTGTATCGGCTGGTGGAATCCGCCGACCTCACCGAAGCCAACGACACCCCGGGCCGTCAGGGGATGCGCATTACCGCCTGGTCGGTGGAACAATACCGGCTGATGTGCGAGGACCTGGCAGCACAAAAGAGGGAATCGAGATAACAAGTGACACCGAACCCAACCCCGCCAACCCGGCGGGGTTAGTTTCCCCATCGAAAACACAACATCTTGTGTCATAGCCGGACATAGCCCCCTCCCCTAGTGCTTTTCCCTCCTGTATTCTACCCGGAACTTTAGGAAACCGCTTTATTACCTAAAAACCCGGAGGCCTCGTGGCCGGAATTACCCTCGAACAAGCCGAAGCCAAACTAGCCCTGTGGATGGCCGCCGACGATGCCGTCAGTGCCAACCAGACTTATACCCTCGACTTCGGGGGCAGTCGTCGCACCGTTACCCGCGCCGACGCCGCCGAAATCTCCCGCAATATCGAAAAGTGGGATAACTGGTGCCGCAAGCTCTCCCCCGGCGCTAATGGCCGCACCGGCATCCAGGCCATGGGGGTTATCACCCCATGAAGCTGCCCGAAGTCAAACAAAATCTCCTCGACCGCGCCATCGGCTATTTCGCCCCGGCCATCGCCGCCCAGCGCTATCAATCCCGTATGATGATGGCCATCGCCGGGGGCTACACCGGCGCTCGCCGCGACCGCCGCCAGACCCTGGGCTGGGCCACTAAAGACGGCGACGCCGACGAAGCGATCCTCACCGATCTGCCCGACCTGCGCGCCCGCTCCCGCGACCTCGAGCGCAACGCGCCCCTGGCCGCCGGCGCCATCAATACCAAAGTCACCAGCATCGTCGGCACCGGGCTCAAACCCCGCGCCTCTATCTGCCGCGATATCCTTAAAGGTCTCACCGAGGAACAGCTAGATGACTGGGAACGCCGAGCCGAACTAGAATTCAAACTGGCCACCTATAGCGACGATTTCGATATCGAGCGCGGCCACAGCTTTTTAGCCTCGCAAGATCTGGTGCTGCGCTCCACCCTGTCCGCCGGCGACATTTTCGTCAACCTGCCCCGCAAGGCGCGCCCCGGCAATCCCTACACCCTGCGCGTCAATTTCATCGAAGCCGACCGGGTCTGCAATCCCCAGGGGCAGAGCGACACCGCCACCCTGGTGGCCGGCGTCGAAAAAGACGCCGACGGCGCGCCGATCCGCTACCACGTCGCCAAATTTCACCCCGGCAACCTGCGCAGCCTCAAGGCCCGCGAATGGACCCCGCTTGACGCTTACGACAAAGCCGGCCGCCGCCAGGTGCTGCACATCTATCGCAAACTGCGCCCCGGCCAGACCCGTGGCGTGCCCGACCTGGCCGCCGTCATCGAATTGCTCAAGCAATACAGCAAATACACCGATCACGAGATTCAGGCCGCCGTGGTCCGGTCGCTCTTTACCGTGTTTGTCCGCAACGCCACCGGCACCCCAAATATCACCATGCCAGGCGTGGGCGGATCTACCCAATCTCAAAAGCAAATCGACACCAAAGGCATGGAGCTGGGCGCCGGGGCAGTCATCGGCCTGCTGCCCAACGAAGACGTCACCGTTGCCGACCCCAAAGGCGCCAACAACGCCGCCGAAGCCTTTTTGCGCGCCATGGCCGAGCAGGTCGGCGCCGCCATCGAAATTCCCGTGGAGCTGTTGCTCAAGCACTTTACCGCCAGCTACTCCGCCAGTCGCGCCGCGCTCCTTGAAGCCTGGCGCTTCTTTCTGCGCTCCCGCACCTGGCTGGTCGACGAATACTGCCAACCGATCTGGGAACTGGTCATCACCGAAGCCATCGCCCGCGGCCGTCTTTCCGCACCCGGATTTTTTACCGATCCGCTGATCCGCATGGCGTATCTCGGTTGTGAATGGACCGGCGACTCCATGGGCCAGCTCAACCCCATCGTCGAAGTCAAGGCGGCCGATCTCAAGGTCGCGGCTGGATTTTCCACCGAAGCCCGCGAAACCGCCGCCCTCAACGGTGGCGACTGGGAACGCGACGAGCAGCAACGGGCCAAGGAGCAAAAGATCAGCGGCCGCCGCCCCATCGTGGCCGCCCCGCCCGCCCCGCAAGAAGAAGGGACCACCCCATGAAACTGATCGATATCGTCAACGGCTTTTGGGCCATCACGCCCGACATGCTCGATGAAATCCAGTCTATTTACCGCGCCCATGTGCGCGGGCCCAAGATCGATATCTCGGCCATCGAGGCCAGCCTCGGCCGGCCACTGAAAAATGAAAAGCGCGGCTATGAGGTAATCGACAACGTCGCCATTTTACCCATCGACGGCGTGGTTTCCAAGCGGATGAACCTCTTCGCCCAGATCTCCGGCGGAATCTCCACCGAGCTGCTCAAGCGGGATTTCGCCCAAGCGATGGCCGACCCCACTGTCAAGGGGGTGATCATGGCCATTGACAGCCCCGGCGGCACCGTCTCCGGCGTCGCCGAAGTCGCCAAGTTTATCCGCGAGGCTCGCGGCACCAAGCCTATCTATGCCTGGTCCGATGGCCAAATGTGTAGCGGCGCCATCTGGTTCGGCTCGTCCGCTGACCGGGTCTACATCAGCAGCGGCACCGTTTTGACCGGCTCCGTCGGGGTTTTGGCCAAGCACATCGACGTCAGCCAGGCCGAAGAAAAGCAGGGTATTAAAACCACCGAAATCACCGCCGGCAGTTACAAACGCATTGCCAGCCAATATGGGCCGCTCACCGCCGACGGCCGGGCCGATATTCAGGAAAAAGCCGATCTCATTTATTCCGAATTTATCAACGACATCGCCGCCAACCGGGGCGTATCCGTCGATGAAGTATTAACCCGCATGGCCGACGGGCGCGTGTTCGTCGGGCGCCAGGCGATCGAGGCCGGGCTGGTGGACGGTGTTGCCACCCTCGAAGACCTCATCGCCGCTATCAACCAACAGCAGGCCCCGGCCGGTGTCGCCCGGGCCGCAAACCAGAAAGGACAAATCATGACTCTCGACCAAATGAGAGCCGAGCATCCCGACCTGGTCGCGGCAATCGTTGCCGAGTCCACTGAAGGGATGATCGCCGCCGCCGATCTGCAGCAGCAGATCGCAACCGCCAGAGCCGAAGGCGCCGCCGGTGAGCGCGCCCGCATCCAGGCCGTCGAAGAGCAGTTGATCCCCGGGCACGAAGCCCTGATCGCCGCCCTGAAATTCGACGGACAAACCACCGCCGCCACTGCCGCCCAACAGGTGCTCGCCGCCGAAAAAGGCGCCCGCGCCGCCGCCCTGTCCGTCATCGAGTCCAGTGCCAACCCCATCGTGCCGGCAGCCGAAGGCGGGCAGGGCGGCACCATCGATCCTAACGCGCCCATCGAAGAGCGCGCCAAGGCCCAGTGGGACAAGGACCCCGCCATGCGGGCCGAGTTCGGCGGCAAATTCGAGGCCTATCTGGCCTATGCCAAAGCCACCGACTCCGGCCGCGCCAGGGTGCTCGGCAAAAAGTAACCGACTCTTAAACCCTTGAGGAGATAAAAAACATGGCCACCCTTGCAGCCGATACCCCCCGCGCCTACCAGTTGGGCGAAATCGAAGAATATCCCGTAATCGCCAGCGACATCATTTTCGAAGGCGCCGCCGTCGGCGAAAACGGCAGCGGTTATTCCCGGCCCCTGGTGGCCGCCGACCCCTTCCAGGGCTTCGCCGAAAGAAAAGCCGACAACTCCGCCGGTGGCGCAGGCGCCATTAACGTCCGGGTTAAAACCCGGGGCCGGGTCCAGTTGGCGATCACCAGCATTGCCATTACGGCCAATGATCGTCCGGCCGTTTATGCCAGCGACGACAATACCTTCACTCTGACCGCCACCAGCAACAGCCTCATCGGCTACGTGTCCCGCTGGGTGTCCACCGGGGTTGCTATTGTCGAGTTCGACGCCGGCATTGTCCGGGCCGCGCTGCAGGCCTAACCTAAACCGACCAAACGAAAGGAAATATAGATATGGGAGCCTCCGGACTCAGCAGCCGCGCCATCATCGGCACGTTCTACGCGGCATTGGAACAAAACCTCGGCAACACCTGGATTCCCGGGGTGTCGAATCTCTTCGACAGCAATCAGGAATCCGAAACCTACAAATTCCTTGGCATGTCCCCCGCCATGCGTGAGTGGATCGGCGGTCGTCACGCCAAGGGTTTCCGCGACAACGGCATCACCATCGTCAACAAGAAATTCGAGGCCACCCTCGAAGTGCTGGTCGACGAGATCCGCCGCGACAAGACCGGGCAGGTCATGATGCGCGTCCGCGAACTCGCCCAGCGCACCAACGCCCACTGGGCCAAGCTGATCAGCGCCCTGATCGTCGGCGGAGAAGCCGCCCTCTGCTACGATGGCCAGTATTTCTTCGACACTGACCATGCCGAAGGCGACAGCGGGACCCAGAGCAACGACATCACCCCCGCCGCCGTCAGCGCCACCGCGCCGACCACGGTCGAGATGGAAACCGGCATCCTGCAAAGCATCGAAGCAATTCTCGGCTTCAAGGACGACCAGGGCGAGCCGATGAACGAAGACGCCCTTGAATTCAATGTCATGGTGCCGATCCCGTTCATGAAATCGGCCGCCGCCGCCATCGGCAGCGAAATCATCGTCAACGCCACCACCAGCCAGACCAACCGGATTATCACACTGGGCCAACTCGGCGGTTTCAAGGTTGCCCTCACCGTCAACCCCCGGTTGAGCTGGACCACCAAGCTGGCCACCTTCCGCACCGACTGCGAAAGTAAGGCCATCATCCGGCAAGAAGAAGAGGGCGTCACCGTCTCGGCCGTCGCCGAAGGCAGCGAACTCGAATTCAACGAAGACAAACATCATTACGGCGTAAAGGCCCTCCGCAATGTCGGTTACGGTCTCTGGCAGCGCGCCTGCCTCGCCACCTTCACCCAGTAATCGTTGACCGTTGGACCCCTGGGCCGGACCCGTTCCGGCCCAGCATCGAGCGATCAACCACCAAAGAGGAGATTCCGCCATGAAAAAAGTTCTGGTCATCAATTACCCCGTCCAGATCGCCCCGGGCGCCGTGCTGGACCTGAGCAAAGAACAGGCCGAAGCCCGCAGCCTGGTTGTCAGTTCCATCGGTGATGATCTCTATCTCGTCGAGCAAGCGGTGCTATTCAAGGTCGGCGAAACCTTCGGTTATGACGGCCCGATCGATAAATATCTGCTCGGCTGCCTCGAAGGGCTGGCCCCGCCCGAGGAAACGGCCCCGGAGGAAAAGCACGGGTCCAAGAAAAAGCATAGCGGGCGATGACGCACCTGCCCGGCAATCCACCCCTTAACCCGCGCGGGGCCTTATCGGTCCCCATCTCCTCGCGAGAGGCCCCGCGCACCCAGGGAAACCCAATGGCCGACCATTGCATGAACGAGGGACAAATCAGCCTGCTCGGTCAGCGCTGGGCCGACCTCGACAAAAAAATGGACCGCATGGTATCGGCCCTCGAATCCCTGGCCGAACAGCGGATCGAGATCAAACACCTCGACGAAGACCAGAAAGACAGCCGCGACTGGCTCAAGCACCACGAAGAGCGAATCCAGTCCCTCGAAAAAGCGCCAGGCTCCGCCGCCAGTAAGTTTTTGTGGGTAATGGTCGGGGCCGCCATGACCGTTTTCGCCGGGGTATCCACCGGCATGCTGATGTTTTGGTTTAGAGGGAGACCCTGATGTATATCTGCCGCCACTTCAAAATATACGAACTGGTCGACGAAAAAACCTTTGACCGCCACGGCCTGCGCGCCTGGGAATTTTTCAACCCCCAAGCCCTCCGGGCCCTCGACAATCTCCGCGAGTTTTTCGGCGCGCCCGTCACGGTCAACAACTACCACACCGGCGGACCCTTCCAGTTTCGAGGTTTGCGCCCCAGAAGCTGCGACGTTGGTGCCGATTTCAGCCAGCACCGTCTCGGCAATGCCTTTGACTGCGACATCAAGGGCGTCCCTGCCGAGCAGGCCCGGCAAGTCATACTCGACCAGCCTGACCACCCGCAGTTCGCCCTGATCAACTGCATCGAGGGCAACGTCAACTGGCTGCATTTTGACTGCCGGAATATCCCCGATCGGATCCGGATCGTTTACCCCTAGGGAGACCACCCCATGGATTTGATCGGCATCGGCACCGCAGCCGTCGGCGTTATCGGCAAAGTCATCGACAAAGTTTTTCCCGATCCGGTTCAGGCCGCCATAGCCAAGGCCGAACTGGTGAAGCTGCAGCAGGACGGCGAGCTCAAAGAGCTCGAAATCCGCATGTCGGCCATCATCGCCGAAGCGCAAAGCCAAGA